GGGAAAGGGGGCCGCCACGGTTGGCGCACACGATAGACGAAGATACAAAGAAAATAGTAAAAGCGATCGTTCACGGCGACCAGAAGCGGCAGAGCAGGCGCAGGGCGGGCAAACATACAGACTTCGACAGAAAGGCAGCGGAAGCGATAAAGGCAGCAAAAAAGGAATTGCCACTGGAAGGAACAGATCCAGAGGTCCGGCGCCACATTATCGACAAACTATACACAAGTCTGTTATACAACACGCCTTGGGAGTTGTTGGGGGAAACGTATTGTTGCCGCCGGTTGTTCTACGAATACCGGAAGGAGTTCTGTTATCTGATAGCGGTACACATGGAGATCATAGAACCAGAAGGCGGCAGCAGGCAGCAGGCGCCCGGAAAGTAGGTCAGAAAAGGCCGGCGCCGTTGGATAGAATGAAAGAAGGTGAACGAATGGCGAAAGAATGGACAAACGGTTTCTATACGTCGAAGGAGTGGAGAAAGACACGCGACGCATATTACCGGATCCAGTGCGGCAGGTGTGAACGTTGTATGGCCGAAGTTCTGGCCGGAGCGCGAAGGGTTGAAGACATCAACCCCGGAATAATTGTTCACCACAAAAAAGAATTAACGCCGGAGAACATAAACGATCCGGCGGTGGCACTGTCCTTTGATAACTTAGAACTGTTATGTGATGAACACCACAACAGGCAGCACAAGGCGAAGGCGAAGCGCTACACGTTCGACGCAAAAGGAAATTTGATCGAAAGCAAATAAAAAATATTTTTCCATTCCACGAACCCCACCCCCCGGTATTTCTTTTTCGGGCCTTCCAAAGAGAACCGAGGGAGTGAGGTCAAAAAAACTCTGCAAGTCGCGCGCACATAGAAGGGGGGTTAAAATATGCCAGAAAATACGACGACAACGAAAAACAAACCACAAAAAAGAACTAATTATCTGACAGAAGGAAGGATAAAGAAAGAGAAAGCAAAACTTTCTGAAATGTTCGCGGGGATCGAAGACGAGGACCGGCGAACCCTTGTAAATTCAGTGATTGACGAAGCGGCCTTCCTGAAAGTCGCACTTCTGCAGGCCAAAACAGAATTGAAAAAAGAAGGCCTGACAACCGAAACGAAAAACGCTTCGCAGAAATTCATAAAAGCCCACCCTTCAACGGCAATTTATGAAAAATACGCGCGGCAATATACCCAAATTATTAACCAGTTGATCGAATATTTACCGCCAAAAGAGAAGAAAAAAGTTTCAAAATTGGCGGCGCTTCGTGATGAATAAGCAGGCACATAATTATATTTTTGAATACCACGACGCGATCACGTCGGGGCGTATTCGGGCCGGTAAATGGATCAAAGCGATCTATAAAATTCTGGTTGAGGGTATCAAGAACGGGGAATGGGTTTTCGACCAAAAGAAGGCCAACAAGGCGATCAAGTTCATAGAAAACTACTGTCACCATTCGGAAGGCAGAAACGACCTTCTAAAGTTGGAATTGTGGCAGAAAGCGATCGTTTCCGCGATCTTCGGTATTCTGGACAAAAATACCGGGTACCGGCAATTCAGGGAAGTTTTTCTGGTGGTTGCAAGAAAGAACGGTAAAACCCTATTCGCCGCCGCGATCATGGCATACATGGCATATATAGACGGAGAATACGGCGCGAAACTGTACTGTCTGGCCCCAAAATTGGAACAGGCCGATCTTGCATACGATGCATTTTATCAGATTGTGCAGCAGGACGAAGAACTTTCCGAGATTAGCAAGAAGCGCCGTTCGGATATTTATATTCAGGAGTTCAACACGACCATAAAGAAGATCGCGTTCAACTCTAAAAAGTCCGACGGTTTCAACCCGCATTTTGTACTAAACGACGAAATGGAAGCGTGGCCGGGCGATCAGGGCTTGAAACAATACGACGTTATGGCGTCGGCACTGGGAGCCAGAAAACAACCGCTTATTTTGTCAACGTCAACGGCGGGTTATGAGAACGACGGAATTTACGACGAACTTATGAAGCGATCAACGGCGTTCCTGAAAGGCAGAGGAAAGGGCAACACAGAAAAACGCCTTCTTCCGTTCCTGTTTATCATTGACGACGTGGAGAAGTGGGACACCCGCGAAGAATTAGAGAAGTCAAACCCGAACTTGGGCGTTTCCGTATCGTGGGAATACTACGAAGACAAGATCGCCGTTGCAAAGAAATCACTTGCAGCAAAAGCGGAGTTCTTGACGAAGTTTTGTAACATCAAACAAAATTCTTCGATTGCATGGCTTGACTATGTGGACGTAGAAAGGGCAGCAGGACAGCACTTCACCCTTGAAGACTTCCGCGGGTGCTATTGCGTGGCAGGAATTGACCTTTCCAGAACGACGGACCTTACGGCCGCTTCGCTCATTATCGAAAAGGACGGGAAGAACTATGTTATTACAAAATTCTTCATGCCGCGGGAACGCTTCAAAGTGGCGATCAACGAAGAAAATGTTCCGTACAACATTTTTGAACAGCAAGGCTTCTTGAAAATATCCGGAGAACATCAGGTGGACTACAAAGACGTGTTTAACTGGTTTATTGAACTTGTAAAGGTTTACAAGATCAAACCGTTAAAAGTAGGCTATGACCGTTATTGTGCGGGCTATCTGGTGCAGGAAATGAAAGAAGCGGGCTTCCACATGGACGACGTATATCAGGGAACAAACCTTACACCGGTATTACATACCTTTGAAGGCGACTTGAAAGACGGGGCGTACTGTCTGGGCGAAAACAATCTTCTTCGCGCGCACCTTCTGAACGTGGCCGTTGATATTAACATAAACGACAGCCGCATGAAGCCGGTAAAACTGGAAAAGCGCGCACACATAGACGGCGCCGTGTCAATCTTCGACGCGTTGGCCGTGAAAATGAAATTCCACAAAGAGATCGGGAGACAACTTACAAACGCAGCGTAAAAAGAGGGCTTCGGCCTTCTTTTTTGCCGCCTGAAAGTAGGTCAGAATTTCACGATCTTTTTTTGTACGATTGAAGCATGGAAATTTAACCGGAATTACAGGACGAAGAACAGGGGGTGAAGACAAACGGGAATTATAAAAGATTTTTTGAATTATAGGCGTTTCAAGTATAGCCCGATCTTCACGATCCGCGGTGAATATTCAGCCGGGGGCGGTCTGGACGATAGCGACATTATAGGATCTATCGAAAATTGCATAGCGGTAAACGTGGCGAAATTAACGCCGCAGGTTATGAGAAAAGACGCCCGCGGAATGACAATAAAAGACGACTATCTGGCCCGCCTTCTTTCTTTGAGGTGGGCGCCGGAGCTATCAGCATACGACGCACTTTACAAAATGGCGGCGACACTGGTTAGAAAGTCAAACGCCTTCGCGGCGGTGATGTATAACGAGGACTTCACGAAGGTAAAACAGATCGTACCGCTTACGGTGCCTTCCTTCCGGATCTATGAAGACGACGACGGAAATATTTTATTCCGGTTCACTTGGGACTACGACGGGAAAACGTATGTATTGCCATATCAGAGTGTGATCCATATTCGCGCCCGGTTCAGTAAAAAGCGCTTTATAGGTACACCACCGGATCAGGCGATACAGACAACCCTTGAATTACTGGACGCCACCGGGCAAGCCTTGAAAAATACCGTGAAAAATTCGGCAAACTTAAAAGGCTACCTGAAATACAACAACTTTGCAGACGAAGACGAACTGAAAAAGAAGGTTCAGGAGTTTCAGGCGGCATACATGAGCGCCGAAAACGACGGCGGCATAGGCGGCCTTGATAATACAATGGAGTTTCACGAAATCACGCAGAGAACGCCGAACATTCCGACGATACAAAGCCAGTATTTACGTGACAACCTATACCGCTATTACAACGTAAACGAAAACATTTTAATGTCAAAGTTCACAGAAGCGGAGTGGAACGCCTTTTATGAAAGCGTGATCGAGCCGATCGCCCTGCAGTTATCCCTTGAATTTACTTTCAAGTTATTAACAGAGCGCGAACGCGGCTTCGGAAACAAAATCATTTTCACTTCTAACCGGCTGCAATACGCGACGTTACAGACAAGAGCCACGATCGGTTCTACCCTGTACGACCGCGGAATTATCACGATCAACGAATACAGGGAACTAATGTATTATGAGCCGATCGAAGACGGTGACGTGAGAATGGTAAGTCTGAACTATGTAAAGGCAGACGATCAAAGCCTTTACCAGACAGGACAGGCAAACGGCGGCGCAGGTCCCGGATCCGG